ATTAGGCCAGACGGCGCTATAGTTACAAGTGCTAAGACAGACCAAGTTCAAGTAGTAGGAGCTGATTACCATTTGATAGTAGGTGGAGATGGAAAGCTTACTTATCATGGAAATTTAGATTTAAATGTTACTGGTGATTTGAATATGATAGTAGGAGGAAATTTCATATTCAAAGTTAAAGGTTCAATTGTAGCAGATGTACTTGGTTCTGTCACTAAAAAAGTTGTAGGGAATGTAAGAGAAACTATAAAAGGAATTTACCAGTCTATAAGATTAGGACAAACACTTCAAATTACTCTAGGTGGCTTTAGTAATTACGTTAAAGGAAGTTTTAAACAATTAATTCACGGAACTGCTGCTTACAATCATAAGAACGACGTTAATTTTACAGGCGCTGAAGATCTAGATTTATCTGCAAACAGTGTTAACATTGCTGGTAGATCAATGTCAGTCTTTGGCGATACTGGTACAATTGGTGGTGAAAATATAATAATGTACAATTATAACATGCATACGAAGAAAACAGTTTGGACTGAAACTATAGATGCTACAGCTGCTTATGCAAATACATTTCATGGCAGCTTGAACGGAACCGCAAATTTCTCTAAGAAAGCTGCAGTAGCAAGTGGTAAGTCTACAGGCGGTGTTCCTGGTCCAACTATTAATTCTACTGCTAAAGATACTACTGCTACGGCTCTTCCAACTGGAATACTGTTAAATGATTACTTAGATAATTCTAGTAAAGGCGTTAGAAAAGTAAACATTGATGGTGATAGTGGAATAGCTAAAAGTATTGATTTGTCTTCTTTTAACGGTGATGTCATAGACAGAGATTTAGATCCAAGAGAAGTAAGAGCTAGAATGAAAGACCCAGCTAACTTAAACAACACAACGTTTGTTTCAAATCAAATATCAGAAGGTAAGTTAAATCCTTCTTTTAAAAATTCAGCTCCTGGTGAAGTTGCTAGAGTTGTTACAACTCTTTCAACTACTAATGTAGGACAGACTGCGATTGGAAAGAATGATGATTATTGCAAAATGAGATACAGACAATCTCCTGGACTATTGAAAGCAGGAACTTTTGATTTTGTAGTTGATCCTAAGTATAACCCCAACAACCTAACAGAAATAGATTCTAAAACAAGATTGCATAAAAACATACCACTTGCAAGATTCTTAGGCGGTGAGGGTGACGCTCATAATTTAAATCATGTAACTGAACTAAGCACTAAAAAACAAATCGCAAGAAATTTAATTCTACAAGCAAATATAATGTCTTACTTCAATGATTTAGAATCAATGAATGGTTTTAATTTAGTAGTTTCTGAGGGACTGTACAAACCTTACGTAAGAGAAGTCATAACTTCCGGCAGTGTTTTAGACTATCGATCTTCTGGTAGAGCTGTAGCTTATGAAATGTATCAGAACTCTACAGGTTTAGAATCTTTTGATAAGTTATTTGAATTCGCTGAACTTGTAAAAGATTCATTTCAATATCAAGAGTTATCTTTGAGATATGATGAGTTTGATCCAAAAGATGGTGGTAAGTCTGCTCAACTGGTCATTATCATGCCAGAAATGCCAGAAACTTTTACAGCAAACTACGATAGAAAATTAAGTACATACTATAATGAAAATCTGCAGAGTGACGAAGCTTTGGTAGAATTGGTATAAATAAAGTAAAAAGAGTTTAAGATGGCTAGAAAAGCTTTTGCTAACGAAGATAAAGATCTAGGAATAAAAAGTTTACTATCCTCTCGTAGTGTAGACTACAAGGATATAGATCTTTCTTTTAACGTTAAAACATCTGGTGATGTCTATAAAAAAACTCATGCTGCAGCCGTTAAACAAGCTGTAAAAAATTTAATAATGACTAATTTTTTTGAAAAACCCTTCCAACCCTTCTTTGGAGGAAATATAACAGCTCTTATATTTGAATTATCTAATAACACTACATCTGATGAAATAAAAGAAAACATTACAAATGCTATTGAATACTATGAACCAAGAGCTAAAATATTAGACATAATAGTAAATGCTAATCCAGACAGTAATACCGTTTCAGTATCGATACAGTTTAAGGTTGTTAGCACAGAAGAAATAGTAATTCTAGAAACATCAATATCAAGGTTAAGATAAAATGGCAACAAATATTACATCAACCCAACTTGATTTTGGAGGAATAAAAAATAAGCTTAAAGATTATTTAGAAAGTAGAACAGAATTTACTGACTATGACTTTGAAGCTGCAGGTTTGTCAAACATCTTAGATGTTTTGGCATATAATACACACTTTAATGCTCTAACTGCCAATTTTTCATTAAACGAAGCATTCTTAAATACTGCTCAGCTTAGAAGTTCTGTAGTAAGTCATGCTGATGTTTTAAGTTTAAACATACGTTCAAAAACATCTTCTCAAGTTGCTCTAAAAGTCTCAGTAGATTTATCATCTGCATCACCTAAACCTCCAACAATAACTCTACCAGAAAATAGTACTTTTACTGCTACAGTAGATGGTACTTCCTATTCATTTCATACAGTAGATAGTTATGATGCAGTTGACAATGGAAGCGGTTTATACACTTTTAAAAATGATGACGGTGAAGAAGAGGTATTAGCTTATGAAGGTGAAATAGTTAACAAAACATTTTACGTTAGTTCTACTGGAGAATACCAAGTCTATATAATTCCAGATCAAAACATAGATACAGCTACAGCAAAAGTTTTTGTATATGACTCTACTACATCTTCAGCGTACACTGAATATACAAAAATGTCAGAAGCTATTACAGTAGATGCTAACTCTACATATTATAGATTAAAAGAAGCACCAAACGGTAATTTTGAATTAACTTTTGGTGATGGAGTTGTTTATGGTAAAGCTCCAACATCTGGACAGAAGATAGTGGTTAGATATGTCAGAACCGCAGGAGATGTAGCAAACGGAGCGAGTTCTCTTGCATCTACAGAAACTATAACAGTAAATAGTACTGATTACTCTTTAACTGTAACAACTCTTTCTAAATCTGTTGGTGGAGCAGAAAAACAATCGATTGAATCTATTCGTCAAGAAGCTCCTATAGCTTTTGCCTCACAGCAAAGATTAGTTACGCCTTTAGATTATGAATCACATATTAGATCTAATTACACTACTGTGTCTGGTGTAAAAGCCTGGAGCGGAGATCAGAATGTACCAATTGATTACGGAAAAATTTATATAAGCTTACAATTTCCAGATACTACAACAGCCTCGACAAAAGCAACTGTTCAGAATCAAATACAAACTCAATTAATTGATCCTCTTTCTGTTACATCAGTAACCTCTGAGTTTGTTGATCCAGAAGATGTCTATTTAGAATGTGTTACATCATTTAACTATGATCCAGATCTCACAGGTTTAACCGGAGCTAATATGGAATCTAGAGTTAGAAATTTATTGATAGCATATTTTAACACATATTTAAACTCGTTTGATAAAGTATTTCGTAGATCTCAAATTCTTGCAGATATTGATGAACTAGATAATGCTATACTGTCGTCTAAAATGGATGTTAAGGTACAAATGAGATTATCACCAACTTTCAGTGCTAGTTCCATTTCTTACGATATTAACTTTCCAATGCCAATATCAATTCCTGATGATGTAAATCATATAGTAAAGTCAGAAAATTACTATAACAGCAATGGTGTATTAGTTTTTGTAAGAAATAAATTAAACACAACTCAGTTAGAGTTAATAAATGCTGCTACTGGTGATGTGGTAACTAACAATATAGGTTCTTATAATGCTGCAAAAGGAATTGTAAAGTTAGATGATTTTGCTGCTACTTCTGTTCAAAGCGGAAACAGTTATATAAAATTTTCTGTTACACCTGCAAACCAAGCAGTGGTTAAACCTTTAAGAAATTATATTTTAAAAATAGACCAAGAGAAGATTAAATCCATTGGTTTAAAAGATGATCAAAATACGAAAGTATCACTGTAATGAAAACACTTAAGGATCTCAACCGCTTACCCATAGTGGTTAAAAAGAGTTTGGTAAAAGAAGTTTTACCATCTTATTTTGTAACTGAGTATCCTACTTTAATAACTTTTTTAGACGCTTATTATGATAATTTAGATAGTGATACTAACTTTGGTGATTTGATAAATGATTTAAATACTATTAGAGATATAGAAGACAACACATTAAGACAACTTGACTTGATGTTTAAGGAAGTTGGTCTTGGAGTTTCACAAAATCAATTTACTACACCAAGAGAAGTTATAAGAGACTTCGCTGATTTTTTTAGAGTAAAAGGAACTAAGTTTTCTGCAGAAAGATTTTTTAGAACTTTTTTTAGAGAAGATGTAGAATTAGTATACCCTAAAAATAATCTTTTTATAGTAGGCGAATCTGAAATTGGTTTGGATAGTTTGGATGTTTTACAAGATGGAGCTTTACATCAGTTCTTATCTGTGCTTGTAAAGGCACCAATATCAATAGCAACGTGGGAAAAGCTTTATAGACAATTCGTTCATCCAGCTGGTTTTTATCTAGGGGCAGAAGTTCTTGTGCTTACAGCGCAAACTAATCCCTTAACTGCACCTGATGTAATATTAGATTCTGATGCAGGTAAAGTTGTATATGAAACATCTATAAACTTATTGTCTAACCTAACAGTAGACAATGATACAACACTTATTCAAACTATGGGTAATACATCATACATAACAGGTGAATCTGATAATGATCAACAATACATTTGGTACAATTTGGAGGGACTTTTGGAAACAGATTCTTCATATACCGACAGAAACGCAGATTCAAGTCAAACAATATTTACCGTTAGGATGGAGCCTAACGTGCAAATTAGAGATTATCGCAATTTGACAATAGATAGTGGAAATCAAACATTTAGTGATATTTATGACGCTGTGCAAGCATCTTATGAACATTATGCAATTTAGCATTATAAATAATACATAATAAATTGTGATATCACTGCAATTTTAATAGGACAAATAAAATGGTAGCCGTAATAACTGATTTTTTTAAGAAAAGTATAGTACAAGATATCATTGATGGTATTAATGATTCTAACGACAACTATTACATTGGTGTCGGTAGATCAGAGTATTGGGATAGTGCTGACAATCCCCCAACACCAGTCAATGATATGAGAGATATACGTGAATTCAGACAAAGCATGCAAGCAGTTAAAAAGATTCTTTCAACATCTTTTGCTGTAGCGAGAGTAAATTGGACAACTGGTACAACTTACAGTCAATATGACGATACACAAGTTGGTCATCCATCTCCAAATTACTACGTTTTAAATCAAAACCATCAGGTTTATGTATGTTTAAGAACTGGACGAGATGCGACAGGTGCAACTGTTCCATCTACAGTAGAACCAACTAATTCAAACAATCATGCTTTTGAAACTGCAGATGGCTATGTTTGGAAATTTATTTACACAATCTCAGCGCTAAGTGCTAATTATTTTCTTTCAGCTAACTATATGCCTGTAACTTATATTGCAGGTGAATTAGATTCAGATGCTACAGGAATTCAATTAAAGCAAAAAGAAATACAAGATACTGCTATTGGTGGAATGATTACATCAATTGTTGTTACTAACGGTGGATCCGGCTACACATCAAAACCAACAGTAACAATAACTGGAAATAGTACTGATAGCGATTTTAACGTAACAGCATTTATAGATTCATCTACAAATACTGTTTCAAAAATAGAATTTGACAATGATTCGTCTACGCTATCTTATCCAACAGGATTTGATTTTGCAGAAGTAACCATTACTGGTGGAGGTGGATCTGGCGCACAGGCAAGACCTATTTTATCAGACCACAACGGAATAGGGCATGACGCAAGATCAGATCTAAAAGCTAATGGGCTAATGTTGCACACTAAAACTGCTGGTAACCTGGATGATTTTATAATCTTACAAGATTTCCGTCAAATAGGTATTATCAAGAATCCTAAAAAAGGTGATGGTTCAGATTCAGATTTAACTGCAGAAACAGCAAATGCTCTTAAGTCAATGAGAATTGATCCAATAACTTTAGCTTTTAATTCTGACAATGTTATCATAGGTGGAACCACTGGCGTAAAAGCTTGGGTAGATGAAGTAGATTCAGATATTCTTTACTATCACCAAAATGATTCTACAGGTTATGGGTCTTTTCAAGTAGGAGAAACATTAACAGAATCAGATGGAACCGGAGATGGAACTATCGCTCAATTAATAGATAGCTCTGAGGTTGATCCATTTTCAGGTGAAGTTTTATACATCGATAATAGAACAGCTGTTGCTAGAACAGCAAATCAAACAGAAGATATTAAAATAATTCTTCAATTATAAGAGTAGATAAAAAATGACAATTACGTATACCGAAAATATTTTTGAAACTCGATACAGAGACGATTACGCTGACAGTGATAACTTTCACCGCATTCTCTTTAATAAAGGGAAAGCTCTTCAAGCTCGTGAACTTACACAGTTACAAACTATCATACAAAAACAAATTGAAAGATTCGGGCGTAATATTTTTAAAGAAGGTGCTACAGTTATTCCCGGTGGAATAACATTAAATGATTACTATGAGTTTGTAAAACTAGATACTACATCTTATTCCCTTCCATCTGATGGATCCATAGATTCTGAAACGTTTTTAGGTCAAACATCAGGTGTTAGAGTAAAAGTAATTGAAACGCAAGCTATAAGCGGAAGCGATCCAGCTACGCTATATGTGTCCTATACAAACACATTAAATGCTACTACTGGAGCTGATCCTATACGTTTAACTCCAGGTGAAGACATAGTAGGAATAAACACTGGTACAGTGCTTACTGTACAAACAACAAATACTAGTTCTAATCCTGCTGTTGGTAAAGCAGTACGCTTTTCAGTAGGTCAAGGTTTCTACTTTGTAAATGGATTTTTTGTACAATCTCAAGCTCAGTCAATAGTATTATCAAAGTATTCGCCAACTGTTACAGTTGAAGTTGGATTTAA